CTCTCCCAGATTATCGTCAATTTGAAAATATCTCTTTGGAAGAAATAGAAGCCGGGCGCTCATTTGTCAAAAAAGTAAACCCCAATGAGTCCAATTCAGAAGACGAATTTGCTGCTCAACTTGCAGCTGATGAAGCTGCATTTCTTGCAGAGCAAGCTACTTTAGACGCAGCCCTTCAAGCACAACTTGATACGCAAGCAAAAGCGGATGCCGATGCGTTTGCAAAAGCACAGGGTGAAATAGGTGCCATGGTTGCCGCTGAGCAACAACGAATGGCAGAAGCTGCCGCCGCGTATGCCCAGCAGCAAGCAGCCGCCCAAGCAGCAGCCGCTCAAGCAGCCAAAGAAGCAGAGGCTGCACAAGCGGAAATCGCCAAGCAAATTGCTGAAACGCAGCGCATATCAGCAGAGATGGCTGCTAAGTCTAAAGCAGAGATGGAGTCTATGCAGCGCACATCTGCAGCAAAAATTGCTGGCAGTAGAAAAGCTGGCCGCACGGCTGCAGATCGATCATTGCTTGCGGGTTATGGCGCAACATCTACTACAGCGCCAACACTTGGTGGCAGCGCAAGTTTGGGTGGAATTGGCGCCAGCTTGGGTATATCTGGAACACTAGGGGTTTGACATGAAAGCACAAGACAAAGTTCAAAAGGTTATGCACGAATACAAAGCTGGAACGCTACACAGCGGAGGCGATGGAAAAGTTGTAAAAAATAAAAAACAAGCCATTGCCATTGCAATGTCAGAAGCTGGAATTAAGCGCAAACCTCGTGGTGGCCTGATGGCCAACGCAACATTGAAAGACTGATATGAAATATTCAAACAATGTCAAAGGCGGAAAACGATTGACGCCAGAAGAAATTCTCAAGCGCCAATCAATGGCTCAAACCAAAAAGGATGAGTTCCAACAGCTGTACCAGGACGCTTATGAATTTGCTTTGCCACAGCGCCAGCTTTATGGCGTTTGGGAAGGTGGTGCTGTTGGCGCCAAAAAAATGCAGCGCGTGTTTGATTCAACAGCAATCAACAGCACGCAGCGTTTTGCAAACAGACTGCAATCTGTGGTGTTCCCGCCGCAGCGTCGCTGGTGTCGTTTAGAGCCTGGTCTGGATATTCCGCTTGATCGCAAACCACAAGCTCAAGCCATCCTTGATTTGTACGGCGAGAAGATGTTCTCCATCTTGCGTCAGTCTAACTTCGACATTGCCATGGGTGAGTTCTTGCTTGACCTGGCAGTTGGCACTGCTTGCATGATGGTGCAACCAGGCGACGACGTAAACCCGATCAACTTCATCCCTGTGCCGCTCTTCCTGGTAAGTTATGAGGAAGGCGCCAATGGCCAGGTTGACAACGTCTACCGTCGCATGCGTCTAAAAGGTGAAAGCATTCAGCGCCAATGGCCAGATGCTGACATTCCGCAAGAGATGCAAAAGCGAATTGCTGATAAACCAACAGACGACATTGAGCTGCTTGAAGCCACAATCTATGACGCAACACGCGGCGATTATTGCTACCACGTCATTGACAAAGTCAGTAAGGCCGAGCTGGTCTACCGCCGCCGCAAAGTTAGTCCATGGGTGATCAGCCGTTACATGAAGGTGGCTGGTGAGATCTATGGCCGTGGCCCGTTGATGACTGCTTTGCCTGACATTAAGACATTGAACAAGACCATTGAGCTGCTGTTGAAAAACGCATCGCTTGCTGTCTCTGGTGTATACACAGCTGCCGATGATGGCGTGCTGAACCCAAACACAGTCAAGATCGTGCCAGGCGGCATTATCCCAGTGGCGCGCAATGGTGGCCCACAAGGCCCGTCGCTTATGGCCCTGCCACGCTCTGGCGACTTCAACGTGTCGCAGCTGGTGATCAACGATCTGCGCGGCAACGTCAAGCGCATCTTGCTTGACGAATCATTGCCACCAGAGAATATGAGCGCCCGTTCCGCAACAGAGATTGTTGAGCGCATGAAAGAATTGTCTCAAAATCTTGGTAGCGCGTTTGGCCGTTTGATCAATGAAACCATGATCCCTGTGGTTACAAAGATTTTGGAAGTCATGGATGAGCGCGGAATGATTGATCTGCCTTTGCGTGTCAATGGTCTTGAGGTCAAAGTTTCACCAACATCTCCGCTGGCCAATGCCCAGGCAATGGACGAAGTAAACGCAGCATTGCAGTTTGCACAGATCACCCAGCAAATGGGTGCCGAGGGTCAAGTGGCCATTAAGTTTGGCGACATGATTGACTACCTGGGAGACAAGCTTGGCGTGCCTGCTGCTTTGCGTAATACTGCTGCAGAACGTGGCTTTGCCATTGAGCAGCAACAAGCACAACAAGCACAAGCACTTGCTGCTCAAATGGAAATGCAACAGCAAGGGACTGATGCAAAACTGATGAAAGCCTTAAATGCGTGATGAAGTCGCACGATTAGCAGCTACCAAAGCAATTGAGATTGCCCGATCTGCTGTAAAGCAGAGGGGTGCAACTGGGCCAAAGGGCGACCGTGGGAATGATGGGAAGGACGGTGAGCCTGGCCCACAAGGTAAACCCGGCAAAGATGGCCGTGACGGTTATGACGGCAAAGATGGGCTGCCTGGTCAAAATGGTCGCAATGGTTTTGACGGTAAAAACGGGATGCCTGGTAAAGATGGCAGGGATGGACTTAACGGCAAAGACGGCGCCAAAGGGCCAAAGGGTGACAAGGGTGAGCGTGGCGATATAGGCCCAATGGGCAAGCCAGGTGACACTGGCCCAATGCCAAAGCACCAACGAAAAGGTTTGATGATTCGGTTTGAGTCATCTCCTGGCAAGTGGGGTGAGTGGATTGTTATACCAACTGGTGGTGGTGGCGGTGGTGGCCGCGATGACAAACTAACAGACAGGCAAAAAGAACTTGTTGAAATTGGTGACCTAATCAGAACACAAGGCAACAATTCCAGCAAATTTATTAAAACGGTCAATGGTGTTTTGCAATGGGACACTCTTGATGGATCTGATCTTGATTTATCAAGTCCTCCCGCAATAGGAGCAACAACACCCTCTACAGGTGTGTTTACTACGCTTGGTGTAACAACATCAATCAATGCTTCTAGTGGTAGTGCTAATGCTGATTTAAACGTAAATTCCAAAGGTACTGGTGCGGTTAATTTAAGTACAGGAAATGGTATTGGATTTAGGGTATATGACGGAAGCGGTGGTACACCGCAAGTAAACTATTTCCAAGCACGTGGGCGAAGCACTGGTGCTGGCCCTTATATTGTTACAGATGGTACTGATACCAATATTTCTTCAAATTTTGGTACAAAAGGAACTGGTTCTTTTTCTTTTTTAACGAGCGGCGCTTCTTTAGAACAGATGCGGGTTTCCCACACCGCCTCCGCAGTAAACTATGTTCAAGTAACTGGTGCGGCTACTGGTAGTTTTCCTAGAATTTCTACTCAAGGTAGTGATAGTGCCGCATCTTTGGCTGTTACGGCTAAGTCGGGAACTATTTGGTTAGAGACTGCTTCTGGCTTTGGTATGGTTGGCGTTAACCACACAGCAGGTGCGAATAACTATTTGGCTCTTACTGGTGGTGCAAATAAAGGGCCTGTTATCTCTGCCGCCTCTGGTTCTAACTCAAACATTGACCTAGTTCTATCTCCAAAAGGAACAGGAGCATTACAAGCCCAACAAACAGACTCTACTGCTACTGGTGGTAATGCTAGGGGTGCTAATGCTGTAGATTGGCAAATGAATAGAACAACCAACACAATGGTTGCGTCTGGTACTTATTCTATTATTGCTGGTGGGCAAAACAATATTGCAAATAACTATGCCTCTGCTGTCAGTGGTGGGTATTCAAATACAAATGCTGGTTTTGCATCGGGAATTGCTTCCGGTACTCAAAACATATTAAACGGTAGTTTATCTTTTATTGGCGGTGGATTAGGTAATTCTGTTGCATCAAGTGCCGCTGGCAACTCTTATGCTGGTGTTGTAACAGGCTATCAAAACACATCTAGTGGTACGTTTAACTTTATTGGTGGCGGTACTTTAAACACAGGAACGTCTGCATCTGCCGTAACAACGCAATCCGCTACGATGAACGCAACAACCGCAGTTACTCTTGCGGCTTCTAATGCAAATATCAAAGTTGGTCAGTATGTACTTGGTACAAGCATTCAACAATTTCCACCAACACACGTTGCCGCAATCTCAGGAACAAGCTTAACCCTATCTCAAGCCGCAATAGGCTCATCCACATCTACTCTATCTTTCTTCACTCCTCACGGGGTAGTGGTAGGAGGAGGCAACAATCAGGCCACTGGTGCATACAGCGTTATTTTGGGCGGGGGCGACGCAGGGACTGCGGCTAATCGTAATGTGGCTTCTGGTGATTGGGGAACTATAGGCGGTGGTAGAAAGAACGTAGCATCTGGCGCAGGTTCTACTGTTGCGGGTGGCGGTACTGATGGTGCTAATACATTTAGAAATACTGCAAGTGGCACAACATCATTTATTGGTGGTGGTTGGAACAATACTGCTGGCGGTACTTTGTCAGTTGTTGTTGGAGGTACTTCCAATAGTTCATCTGGTGTTGATTCATTTATTGGTGGTGGTGATAACCACATTGCAAGCGGTTTAACTTCTGCAATTATCGGTGGAAGACAAGGAACAACAAGGGGTTTATCTGGTTATCATGCTTTTCCTGCTTGCTATAACCCAATTGCAAATTTATCTGGTGTTTCTCAATCTGGTTTACTTGTGCTTGGTCGTCAAACAACAGACGCAACTGCAACTGTTATTACTTCAGATAACAATGCCGCATCCACAACCAACCAAGTAATCCTACCCAACAACTCTGCCTACTATTTCCGTGGCGAAGTTGTATCAGGTGTTACAGGCGGTGGAAACACTAAAGGATGGTTCATTGAGGGTGTGATTAAACGAGGTGCTAATGCCGCTTCTACTGCCCTAGTAGGAACACCAACAGTCACATCGAGTTACGCAGATGCAGGTGCATCTACTTGGACTATTGCAGTAACAGCCGATACGACAAATGGTGGTTTAGCAGTAACATTCACGGGTCAGGCATCAACTACCATCAGAACTGTCGCCCAAATTCGCACAACAGAAATGACCTACTAAGGAGAAATCGTGGCTTTAAAAATAACCGCAATCAACAACACAAACGGACAACAGGAAACCCAAGCCTATGCCCGTATCACTAACTTTTTTGGTACAAAAGACCAAGTGCAAGTACAAGTGGAAATCCATGCAACAGAGGAAGCCCGTCAAGCGGGATGGCCTTCTATTCAGCAACAGGCTCACTATGTGAACATGAGCGACATTGAGGGTGACTTTATCCCTGCGCTTTACAATGTTCTCAAGACTTTTACCCAGTACGCTGGCTCAACAGACGTTTAAGGAAAACAAATGGCTTTGATTAAACCCGTCCCCACAGATTTTGGCGCAGAAGTTCTTGCTTGTTATTGGAACATCGGTGCTGTACAGGAAGACTTTAAAGGTCGAGGCACAGAAGTAACCTTCTATGGCTACGCAAATGAACAAGCTCGTATGGAAGGTAAACAACCTCTGTCAGCTGGTAAGGTTCAAGTCTCAGGTGACGAATATGTAGCTGGTGCAGATCGTGCAGCCTTGTATTCAATCATTAAGCTTAAGCCTGAGTTTGCTGGAGCGCAAGACGCATGAGTTGGGATGAGTTAGAAGCTATTGGTCAAAGTGATGTGCGAGAAGTTGCGCAACAGCGCGACGACTTGGCCAGGCTTGTTTTGAAAGTATTTTCAACAGAGGATGGTAACAAGTTGTTGACCTGGTTGAAGGATGTATATGTGAATGTGCCCATTGCCGTGCCGGGCACAGACTCTTCCCATGCTTACTTTGCTGAAGGGCAAAGAAACGTGGTGAGGGACATTGAGGCACGGATTAAACAAGCAAGGAAACTATGACGACCGAAACCGAAACCAATGTCGAGCCCGGTACAGGCTTACTCGACAGTGTGCAGGTGGCAGACGATACCAAGACAGAAAACCCGCAAGCTGTTGAGATTGACCACAAAGTAACAACGGCCACAGAGCTGGCGCCAGGCACTATTCCTGGGACAGCCAAAGAACGCCCGGAATGGTTACCTGAAAATTTTTGGAACCAGGAAAAGGGTGAAGCCAATATGGAGGCCATGGCCAAGTCTTATAGTGACTTGCGCAAAGTGGTTAGCCAGGGTAAGCACAAAGCTCCAGAGGGCGGCAAATACGACACAAGCGTATTTAAAACACAAGACGTCGACAATGACCCATTGGCCAAAGCGTATGTCGGTTGGGCGCAAAAGTATGGAATCAGCCAGGTTGCTTTTGACGAGTTGGCTCAAAATGTCAACGAAATGGCTGCCGAGATGGCTGGCCCTGCAATTGACACCCAGGCTGAAATGAAGTCACTTGGCCCAAATGCCAATGCTGTAGTTAACGGCATGGTCGACTGGGCACGCGGCCTGGTCAACAAGGGTGTTTGGAGCAAAGATGACTTTGAAGAGTTTAAGATTATGGGCGGAACGGCTCGCGGCTTAAGCGCTTTGATGAAGGTTCGCTCCGCATACGAAGGCCGAGTGCCTATTGATGTGGCGCCAATGGAAGGCACCCCAAGCAAAGACGAGCTGTATCAAATGGTTAATGATCCAAAATACAAGACCGATGCAGCCTACCGCCAAAAAGTGGAGCGCATGTTCCAGCAGCACATTTCCTGATCTCCTTGAGTGCCATTTGACCCAGCTTCGGCTGGGTCTTTTTTTATTTGTCAAGCACCATTTGCATTTTGTACAAATACTCATACAATCGCGCCCAAGGCATACCAGGCAACT